GTCGACCACGGGGACAACTGTATCCGGATCGGCAACTGTAACAGCAAATCTGACGGCTTCGGGCAATGTTCAAACCGCGGCTGTGACAGTTTCAGGTGTTGGCCTTCGGACATATGAGGCAACAGGTGCAATCACCACAGGCTCGGTCAGCGTAGTTGGCGAAGCTGCCAACAGCGTATTGAACACTGCTTCGGGTTCTGTATCAACAACGCCAGTCACTGTGACGGGTGCGTCGACCAGGGTGATCACTGCAACCGGAACCATCACGCTCACCGCGGCGAATGTATCCGGATCTGCGGCGCGAGGGTCCAGTGCGGATGGCGCCGTTGCGACCAATGGTGTCGAAGCAGCGGGTACGGCAACAAGAGTATCCAATGCTTCGGGCAATATTGTCACCGGATCTATTACGGTGTCTGCATCTGTCACGAAAACGGCGTTTGTAACGGCAGCGATCACTACTGTTGCCACGCAGGTTTCCGGCACAGCCCTGTATATTCCATTCAACGCATCGGTACGGCGCAATGCTTCCGAGTTTGTGAGCGAAACACTTGTCATTTTGGAAAGCAACGAAAATGATGTAGTGCTAGACTCACACGGGGAGAATTTGTTCTTGCTGGATCTTACGGAGAACGCCGCATGACCTTCACAATAAAACGGAATGACACGTCACCCTCGATCGTGGGTACGGCAGTTCGAAAGCTCGACAACACGGTCATCCCTATAACAGGTGCCACTGTGCGATTTCATATGGGCCGGATCGGGGAAACACGATTGGTGGATGCAGCTGCCGCCATCTTCACAGATGGGTCAGATGGCAAGATGAAATACGACTGGCAGGCCGCAGATACGATCGCGATAGGAAACTACAAAGCCGAGTTTGAAGTCACTTTTGCAGATGGATCAATCGAGACATTCCCAAACGGCGGGTATATCGATGTGCAAATTACGCCAGATTTGGGAAATGACTAATGGTGCGGCCCACAAAAAGCTGGACAGAACGCCTGTACAGTTTGTTTTTTGACACACTCACTGCCGATCTGAGCCGCCTCAAAACGGATGGAAACAGCAATGTTGTCAGTGCGGAAAACTCCTCGACAACACCTTTGGGGATTGCAGGTGTTTTTACAGGAGCATGGGTCGATGTTAGCGCATATCCGGAAGTTATGGTTGCGGTCACGACGGATGCTGACGGCGTTTACGCCATTCAGTTCTCTCCTGATGGGACCAATGTCGACAGCTCTCTGACCCGATATTACCGCACAAATCAGATCAACCCGCCGCACAGATTTACGGTCGCAAGATCATACTTCAGGGTTGTGTTCACCAATGGATCGGTGGCGCAAACACAATTCCGTCTTCAAACACTTCTAGGGGTGTTTGGGGAGTTGAATGCTCCTACAGATGGAATTCTATCAAGAGCTTTTGATGCCACTGCTGTGAGGCCGACCCTGCCTAACGACGAAGTTGTTCTGGGGCTCAGACAGGGTTACTTTGTCTCTCTCAAGTTTGGATACAATGAAAGTGTGTCCACTGGAGCGGCTCAGCTTGTTGCACCTTTTGGCGGACAGTTTACCTTTCTGACGGCAGCCTCGACACTCACTATATCCTCATCCAGCGTTGCAGATATTGATGTCTCAGGAACGGGCGCTCGATCTATCCTGGTATCGGGACTTGATGCCAACCGTCTCGCAAAAACAGAAATCATTGCGCTAAATGGCACAACAGACGTGGTTACAACCTCCACTTGGCTGGGCATCAACAGAACAATTGCTTACGACACGGGATCTTCCCGAGTAAACGCGGGCGATGTCACAATCACCGCTACCACTGGGGGGTCAATAATGGCCCAAGTTCCAGCGGGCAAAAGCATTACCCAGCAAGTCATCTTTCACGTACAGGCGGGACATAACGGGCTGATTCGAAGAATATACCTCAACGTACTTAAAACAGCGGTCGGGCAATCCCCTGTTGTCGCCGTGGAGTTAAAAGTGTGGAATCCGAGCGTTACAGACACAGTGTATACGCTGCGCAGGTTTAAACTTGATTCAGCCGTATCGAATGATCTGGAGCGAGATTATCCAGACCCTATTCTTTTGAGTCCTACAGATGTAGCATGGTTCACAATCACGACTGATCAAGCATCTACTTCTGTTGATATCGAAATGGACGTCACAGAAGTAAAACAGGTCAATGCATAAGGTGAACGCGAGATGACTGCCACTTTCAGTAAAAAATATCAGATCAGCGATGATATGTTCTCTACAGTTGTTGAGGCACAAAACCGAGCATTCGAGATTGGTCTGGATGGAAAAGTTCACGCATTCGATTCCGATGCAGGAAGTGTTTTTATGCCAGGTGAAACGCATGATCAGTATATGGATCTCATGCGTGATATGGCTGGCGAACAGCAAGCACCCTCAGAACCTTCAAATAATGATTTGCTAGAAAGAGCGATTGGGGCCATCATGACTTCGGTACTTCAGAAGACGCAGCAAAGCGAAAAACAACAGGCTTTCGCAATGTCTGCAAATATTGTAAAAGCGAACGAAGAGCAGCGCATTGTCTACGGATGGGCATCGGTAATCTCCAAAGGTGGAGAAAAATATTACGATGAACATGGCCATGCGATCAGTGTTGAGGTGATGGAAAAGATGGCGAATGACTTCATGGCCGATGTGCGTGTTGCAAAAGCAATGCACGACGGTGGACGCATTGGCCAGATTCTGCACTCACTTCCGCTTTCGAAACAGCTTGCAGATGCACTTGGCATTGAATCCCCCAATGAGGGGTGGATCATCGGCGTCAAGATCATGAGCGATGAAGTTTGGAAGTCCATCAAGGATGGCAAACTCAAAGCATTTTCTGTAGGCGGATGGGCGAGGATGCAAGATGCCTAATTTGTTTGACATCACAGAGTTCATTCTGGAAGAGGTTTCCCTTGTTGACGATCCCGCCAACCAGGAAGCAAAGGTTGCGCTGTTCAAGCGGAACAATCATCCGTCCGGGGCTCCGGACGATAAATTCGGTGTAAAGGAGAGACCAATGCCCGATAACAAATCCCCGGAGCAACAGCGCCGGGAAGAACTGCTGCTTGAGAAAGGCATCAAGCAAGAGCAGGTGGACCTGATTGAAAAGTCCGGTCTGGCTGAACTTCTCATGGATTTCATGCAGCGCGCTGAAGCTGCAGAAAAGCTCTGCGAAAAAGCAATGGACGATGCTTCGACCATTGAAGACGTGATCAAGGCAGCTGGCGGCGAAATCGCAGACGGCAAACTTGTCATGAAGAAAGCTGAAGAGCCTGAGTACATCGAAGTCGATGGCGAAAAGGTTCTGAAGTCTGCAATTCCGGCGCCACTTCTGCGCAAGATGGAAAAGCAGAACGACGATCTGCAGGAGCTCAAGAAAGAGCGCGAACTCGAAAAGCTCGAAAAGCGCGCCGAGAAAGAACTCCCGCATCTTGGTGGATCGAACACAGCCAAAGGTCAGCTGCTTAAAGCGATCGATGGTCTGGGCAAATCCGCCGCCGAAGAACTTCACCGCGCATTGAAGGCTGCAGACGCCGCAGTCAGCAAAATGTTCGACGAAGTCGGCAAAGCAGGCGGTGACGACGAAGGCACAGCTGCGGCTGACCTGCGCAAAATGGCAGAAGCTCATGCAGAGGCGAAAAATGTCTCCTATGAGACTGCGTTTAGCGACGTCATCAAAACCAAGCGTGGCAAAGAGCTTCTGAGCTCCGCCCGCGCAGAGCAGTAAGGAGAGGCAGACATGTCTTATACACTCGGAGGTGAGTGCATCACCCTAGAGGCTGGCCAGGATCTGTCCTCAAGCCAGTTCTTCTTCGTGGCGGTCGCCGCGGATGGCCAAATCGATCCCGCAGGGGATGGCGCTCATGCAGAAGGTGTTCTCCAGAACGATCCTTCGGCTGCGGGCCAGGCTGCAACCGTCCAGATTTCTGGCGTTTCGAAAGTTGTCGCAGGCGGAGCTATTTCCGTTGGTGACGCTGTCGGTTCGACGGCTGCTGGCAAAGCTACTGTCGCCGCGACGACGGACAGCATCTTGGGGACTGCTCTTGAAGCAGCCACCACAGATGGTGACGTTATCGCAGTCCTGTTCCAGCCGCGAGGCGTTGCGTAAGCAATAACTGAGGAGAAGAGCACATGCCTCTACCTACCCCCCGTGACGTGCATGTCGACGCACCGCTCACAAACGTATCCGTCGCATTCTTGCAGAATGCGTCGAACTTCGTGGCTCGTTCGGTGTTTCCGATTGTCGGGTCGTCCAAACAGAGCAATCGCTACTACACCTATGATCGCGGTGACTTCAACCGTGACGAGGCGCAGAAGCGCGCTCCTGCAACCGAGTCAGCCGGCGGCGGTTATCGCATCGATAACACCCCGAGCTTCTTCTGTGATGTATATGCCTTCCACAAAGATCTGGATTGGCAGACAGATGCAAACGCAGACGAGATCCTTGATCTCGAAACAGAAGCAGCTGAGTTTGTTGCTCACAAAATGCTTATCCGTCAGGAAAAAGCATGGGCAGCCGACTTCTTTGCTGCAAGTGTTTGGACAACCGACATCACTGGTGTTGCGTCAGGCCCGACTGGCCCTCAAACGCTCCATTGGTCGGATGCAGCATCTGATCCAATTGGTGACATTCGTACTGCCATTACGACTGTGGAGGAATCCACTGGGTTCACCCCAAACACTTTGACTGTTGGCAAGCGCGTGTTTGACGCACTGGAAGATCATCCTGACATCGTTGACCGGATCAAGTATTCGGGCATGACGGGTCGCGAAGGTTCGCCAGCGCGGGTCAATGCAAACACACTGGCTCAGCTTTTCTCGCTCGAAAACGTGCGTGTTATGCGCGCAATCGAGAACACCGCAACCGAAGGTGCTACAAACTCGCACTCCTTCATCGGTGGCAAGAAAGCACTGCTGTCCTACACGCCTGCCCGTGCAGGACGGATGACCCCATCTGCGGGCTATACGTTCACATGGGACGGCTATGTGGCTGGTGCAAATGAGATGGGTTTTGCAACTTCTCGTTTTGACATTGACACAATCAAAGCGACCCGTGTTGAAGGCGAAATGGCTTTTGACCAGAAACTCATCGCTGCTGACCTGGGCTACTTCTTCAACTCCATCGTCGCATAAGAAGCTCATGATTTAGTGAAACGATAAAGCCCCGGCATCTGTCGGGGCTTTTCGTTTTTGAGGAAGTGGAGTAGCATCACGCTACCAACAAAGGAGAACAGTATGGCACACCTAAAACCACGGGCGGTTTTTGACCCCAAGCAAGACCTGACCACGTTGAAGACATTTCGTGCGGCCGGTCGGAGATTTACGCCAGGTATGAACTTCAATTGGCGACAACTGGGTCTGACACAGCGTCGAGTTCAGCAGATGTATGAGGGAAGTTTTCTCGCGATGGAATCCAGTGTTTCGGAGAATGCAAACGCCGATGATTTCGATTTTGACTTTGGTATTGCCAAGCCGGAAGCCGAAGAGGCACCAGCGGAGTCACTTGAAGATCACACAGTGGCCGAGCTGCGCGAAATTGCAGCGAACATGGGCATAGAGGATCTCCCACGGAAAAAAGCGGAAATCATCCAAACCATCAATGCCGCAAATGTGTGAGAAGGTTGAGTTGATGGATGAGCTCAGCCAAGAAGAGTTTTTCAAGTATGAGAAAATGTGGGCCGTGCGCGGGTATCGCGCACGTAGTCCGGGTGAAAGATCTCTCGGTGAGTTTCTGCAGATGGCTGACATGCCAACGGCCAGCACCATACTGGACTTTGGAGTTGGTTGCGGTCGACCGGCCTATGCATTGCAGCAAAAGGGGTTTCGCGTAACGGGGATTGATCTGACGCAAACCTGTCTTGATCCGGATATTTTGTACAAGCTGAACTTTGTCAAAGCCAGTTTGTGGGAACTCCCATCGGATCTGACGGGTGACTACGGGTATTGCACCGATGTCATGGAGCATATCCCGCCAGAAAAGGTTGATGCTGTTCTGGCTGAGCAGGTGCGAACATGCAAGGTGGGCTGCTTCTATCAGATTGCCACTTTTCATGATTCATTCGGGCGCAAGATCAACGAGATCCTTCACCTGACTATTGAGAATGCAGATTGGTGGGAAGACAAGCTGAAAGCGCATTGGCCGAACGTCGAGCGGGGGACCAGTGAACGTCGGTCGCCACGCTTCTGGTGCTACAAGTAATCTATATGAGGTGGCGAAATGACTTGGTCATATGATGAAACGAACATCGACACGACGACCGCAAGTGGACGCCGCAATGCCGTTCGCCTCCTCGTACAGGATACTGATGACAATGACATGTTGCTGCAGAATGAAGAGCTTGATTTCTGCATTCTTGAGGCAGGCAACAATGTTTATGTGGCAGCCGCAGCAGCCTGTGAAATGCTATCAGCCAAGTTCACCCGATATGGCGATACAGCGATCGATGAAACTGGCATCCAGGCGAAATACTCGGATGTAGCCAAAGCGTTTTCTGATCGGGCGCGCAAGCTACGGGAATCATCACGCAGGTTCACCGCAGGGCTGGGTACACCCTTGGCCGGAGGCATCAGTCGCTCGGCCATGAGTACGGTGTATGCGGACACAGATCGGCTAGATCCAGCGTTCAAGACACGGCAGTTCGCCAACCCTCCTCTGGGGGATGATGACGAGGGGCTGTCAAACCAGTGACACCAGAACTAGGCAAAATTGAACAGGTGGACAGGCACGGCCCCGCATTCATTGTCGGCGGCGGTGATTCATTGCGGGATTTTGACTTCTCGCTTTTGAAGGGTCGAGCCACCTATGGCGCCAACGATGCGGCCATAAAACTAAAAACAGACGTGTTTGTCACGATAGATCGAAATTATTACAAAAACCGAACCGAAGACATCAAGCAGTTCGTCAAGGGTGGTGGGACGGCCTACGTCGCGATGGACCGAGCGCATGTCTATGAAGAGCTCATCGACGGTGTGACCTACCTGCATCGCACCCGCGGCACAGGTATGAGCCTGCAGCCTGATGTTTTGTACGGGCTGAACTCCGGATATGCGACACTGAATGCCGCTCTTCTGGAAGGGCGAAAGGAGATCATTCTCCTCGGTTTTGATATGCACCACAAATCTGGCAAATCCCATTGGTTTGATGGATATTCATGGCACCGAAACAAAGGCGATCGTTTGGTACGCCGATGGGCTGGAGCATTCACTGAGGCTGTTGAAGATCTACGAGCGAATGGCGTTCAGGTGGTCAACTGCGTCGGACCACTGGGTTCCACTGTGACGGCATTCCCCACGATGGATATTGCTGACCTGCAAGAGAGGCTCCAACCATGACCCTCGGTGCTGTACTCAAAGGAAACTGGGATCGCCTGCTGCAGATGCACGGGTATGAGCTTATGCTCCGCCGAGAGCAGCAAGGGACATATAATCCGGCGACAGGCAGTGTTGCGACAACCGATGCTGCTGAAAAGATCATGGGCTTCTTTGCCGCAGACAAAAATACCACGGAAGAAGACACCCGAATTGAGCGGGGCAAACGGAAAGCTATCCTAAGCTCATCCCGAAGTGATGGACACGCGCTGACCCGAACGCCAGTCACCGGGGACATTATTCTGGATGGGACGGAACAGTTTTCCGTCACGCATGTTCGCAAGATAAGATCAGGGGCGACGGTTGTTGGATATATCTGTAAGGTGGCAGAATGACGACGCTGATTAAGATAAAATGGAACCTCGGTCCCATGCTTGACAAAGTGCGAAAATCCAGTCGACAGCTGGAGACTGAAATTGTGCG